GAAACGCTCGAAGGTCACCTTTGGCAACGGTTCTTAAATCTCTTTTGGAGTAACAAATGGCTTCTGTAGCTTCCCCCTACGGGCTCAAGCCGGTCAATCTGATCGGTGGCCAGCCCTACGCTGGTTCGACGCGCGAAATCAAGCTGTCGACCAACAACACCGCCGCGATCTTCGCCGGCGACATCATCCAACTGACCTCGGCCGGTAACCCCCAAGCCCTGACCGCTACTATCACCACTGGCACCACCGCCGGTGTTGTGGGTGTGTGCACCGGTGTTCGGTATGTGAACCCAGCCACCAAGCAGTCGAACTGGGGCCAGTACCTGCCGATCAACGCGATTACCGGTGGCTACACTGACGTGTACATCACGGTCGCTGACGATCCTGATCTGGTGTTCCAAGTCCAAGGCTCCGCAGCCTTCGGTACCCTGACCAACGGCGCTGATGGCGCTATCGGCAAGAACGCAGCTCTGGGCAACTTCAGCGCAGGCAGCACGGCTACCGGCAACTCGGGTGTGAACCTGGTCGTCGGCGCCAACGGCGGCTCGCTGGCCAACACGGCTACCCTGGCTGTTCGCATCGTTGGTGTGGTTGCTGAGACCGCTACCGACACGTACCCCGAGCTGCTGGTGAAGTTCAACTTCGGCGCCCACTCGTACAACTTCGCCACTGGCGTCTAAGGAGTAATCAATCATGGCAATTTCACGTTCGCAGCTCCTGAAGGAGCTCTTGCCCGGTCTGAACGCTTTGTTCGGTCTGGAGTACGCCAAGTACGGCGAGCAGCACAAGGAAATCTACGAGATCGAGAGCTCCGAGCGCTCGTTCGAGGAAGAGACCAAGCTGTCCGGTTTCGGCGCCGCCCCTGTCAAGTCGGAAGGCGCTGCGCTTCGCTACGACAACGCCCAGGAAGCCTGGACCTCGCGCTACACGCACGAGACCATTGCAATGGGTTTCGCGATCACCGCGGAGGCCGTGGAAGACAACCTGTACGACTCGCTGTCGGCTCGTTACACCAAGGCTCTGGCTCGCGCAATGGCATACACCAAGCAGGTCAAGGCTGCCGCCGTGTTGAACAACGGCTTCAACGCAGGCTCTACTGGCGGTGACGGCAAGTCGCTGTTTGCAACGGATCACCCCCTGACGGGTGGCGGCGTCAACAGCAACCGTCCTTCGTCGGGTGTTGACTTGAATGAGACCTCGCTGGAAGCCGCCATCATCCAAATCCAACAGTGGAAAGATGAGCGCGGGCTCCTGATCGCTGCTAAGCCGGTCAAGCTGGTGATCCCACCTGCACTGCAATTCGTTGCTGAACGTCTGATGAAGACCCAACTGCGTGTTGGCACTTCGGACAACGACATCAACGCTGTGGTTAGCATGGGGGCTGTACCTGGCGGCTACACTGTGAACAACTTCCTTACCGACAGCAACGCCTGGTTTATCAAAACCGACGTTCCAAACGGTTTGAAGATGTTCGTTCGTACCGCTATGCAGACCGGTATGGATCAGGATTTCGACACTGGAAATTCACGTTTCAAAGCACGTGAACGATACAGCATGGGGTACAGCGACAGTTTGGGTATGTTTGGCAGCCCCGGCGCCTAAAAACCGCCAAAAATTAAGCCTTTAGCTTGATTAAGAGGGCCCTTCGGGGCCCTTTTTCATGGGCGCTTGCAAAACCACACACGGCGTGTATACTCAAGGCTCCTTAGTTTTATATCGGAGATTCCCATGAGCGACCCCGTCATCTACAAAATTCGCAACGTCACGAACCAGAAGTTCTACGTCGGTAGCACCTCCAACAAGCGAGAGCGGTTCCGCAACCACCGTAAGTTGCTCCGCGCCAGCAAGCACCACTGCAAGCATCTGCAGGCCGCATGGAACAAATATGGGGAGGAGTGCTTCGTGTTCGAGGTCGTGGAAACTGTCGCCGAAGTAGCCGGTCTCTGGGCGGCAGAAGACCGGTGGCTAGACGAGCATTTCGGCAAACCGCACTGCTACAACGCAGGTAGATCGGCCGACGCACCAATGCGGGGCCGGGTGGGTGCCTTGCACCCACAGTACGGGACTACACAGCCCCAAGAGCGTAAAGACGCTATCGCCGCCTCTCTGAGGGCATTCTACGCGGCTAACCCCGACGCGGGCCCCATGCGGGGTAAGACACACTCGGCGAGTACGCGAGAATTGTTGCGCCAAGCGAAGTTGGCCAATCCTACGCGCGCGTGGTTGGGGAAGCAGCGCTCTGAAGAGACTAGAGCAAAAATCAGTGCCACACAGAAAGGGCGCCCGAGCCCGCGCAAAGGCCTGCCTATGTCCGAGGAGGCGAGAGTCAATGTGGCCGCAGCGGTCAAGCGCGGCGAAGAGTCGCACTTCTACGGCAAGAGGCCCGTCCATGCGGATGACCTGCAAAAGGCGGTGCTGTTTATAGCCCCCGACGGCACGCGCACGAGACACGACAGTCAGACCAAGCTACACGAAACAGTGGGGGTGTCCAAAGCGACGGTGATTCGCGCGTGTAAGTCCGGGAAGCCTATCAAGTTTGGAGAGTTTGCCGGATATATGGTGCGCTACGTCGACGAGCCTACACCGCAGGTCACCGAGTTCCCCAGCGAATACGCGGACTTGCCCCGCGCGCGCACGATAGCCAAAGAAATGGGGGCTCCGCTGTATTTTACGGGCCTGCCCTGTACTCGCGGGCACTTATCTCCGAGGTTTGTCAAAGGGGGCTGCGTGGCTTGCTCCCGAGAGGACGAACACAGCAAACGGGCGCAAGCTCCGGACCTCGCGTATTCGCACGAGCGACAAAAGGCCAAGGTGGTGACGGTCAAGACGGATGCGCCGCCGATGCGACGTTCCGAATGGCCACTTGTGCTGGAGTATGGTGGCTTCCGCTGGGGGCGGCACGAGTTGACAACCGACGTTCATTTCTTGCCAGAGGACTTGGAAACGGCGCTGCTTCAGATGTTTGAAGCGTTTGGCGCGCAGAAACCCCTACATCCATACTACTGGACCGCGGCAGAAAACACGTTTCCCGCTACTGTGGTCGGCCATCTTAGGATCGTCGCAAGACGATTGGCTATGGACACCCACACCCCAACCATGATATAACTCCTACACCCGAATCAATTGCGCTGCAGACCGGTCGGGCGGACCTCATGCAGACTGTAGCGCGTAACGCATGCAAGGAAAAATCATGGGCAAGTCAACTTACGCGGGTCCGATTCGCGCGGGCACGGTCAAAGAAAACGCAGGGGCCAACGTCGGAAACGTCGTGCTCTCCCAGTCCTACGACTCGGGCGATCTGACCGGCGACGAAGTCGGCAACTTTGATGTTCAGCTAGGCACTCTGCCTGCTGGCGCTCAGATCGTTGACATCGTTGTTGACCAAGTTGTTGCCGCTACGGCCGGCACGACCACCGTGTCTGTGGGTACTGCTTCGGGTGGTGCTCAGCTGATGGCTGGTGTGGCTACGACTGCTGGCGGCCGCTTCCGCGGTACGGCTACCGCTGCTACGCAGCTGGCTTGGCAACTGGGCACGGCAGATCAGGCTGTGTGGGTGCGCAACGTGGTGGGTACCGATACCCTGACCGCAGGTCGCTTCATTGTCACCGTGAACTACGTGCAGAAGTAATATGCGAGGCGCCAAATACACGCCGCCTGAAGAGGCGAAGCCGGTCAAAAAGCCTGCCAAGGCGAAGGAGTAAGCCATGGTTGCACCAGCATACCGCACTGCGGATGCGACGGTCTCGGCGTATGACGCTGCGGCTGTCACCCTGAGCGACTCGACTGAGCTGGCCCCCACCCGGGCTTTGTACATCGGTGGCGCGGGGAACCTGAAGGTGACGATGGCTTACGGCACGGAGGTCACGTTCTCGGGCCTGTCCGCCGGGTCTATCCTGCCGATCCAAGTCACCAAGGCCTGGGCTACGGGGTCCACCGCGACCCTGGTGCTCGCCCTCTACTAAGGCCCTCCGGGGCCTTTTCGCTATGCAGCTGACCTCCCTATCCCTAGCCCTCACCCGTGCCGGGTTCCTGACGTTCTCTCCGTCGTCGCTGTTCACCGCGGGCGAACAAGGCGTCTGGTACGACCCTTCGGACTTCGACCGCTATATGGCCCCGCTCGGGCCTGAGTTGGTTGCGAATGGAGATTTCAGCAACGGCACTACTGGGTGGACAAACACAACCGAGTTGTTGTCTGCCGCTGTTATTTCGGGAGCAGTTCGACTGACTGTAAACAACAATGGCTCCGCTGCTGGAATAAGACAGACGCCGACTTTTACCGTAGGTAAGGTCTATCGTGTAACTGGGTCTATTAGGTCTGTATCAGGCGCGTCTGTCAGGATTTCTATTCTAAACAGTGGTGGAGACACTTTTATCGTCAACAGTACGGATGTTACAAGTACAGCGTTTACTACTGTTACGGTTACATTTACGGCTACAGAACCTAACAACCAAGTGTACTTGCGTGTAGGAGCAACCAACGGAGTTGGCGAGTTTGACAACATCTCCGTCCGCGAACTAACCGCGATTGACACCGCCACGCTGTTCCAAGACAGCGCGGGCACCACGCCTGTCACTGCGGTTGAGCAGCCCGTAGGGTTGATGCTGGATAAGAGCAAGGGGTTGGTGCTGGGGCCGGAGTTGGTGGTGAATGGCACGTTCAACGCAGACCTGAGTGGATGGTCGCAAACCACCGGGACCATCCAGTGGAGTTCTGGCGCTCTATTGGCTGGTCCCGGCGGCGTTTCTGGTCGAGGGACGCAAACCCTATCTTTGACAGCTAGTCGCTACTATGAAATAAAAGTAACCATCACCGCTGGCGTAAACGGAATCATTCGTTTTGGCGTAGATGCCACCGGAGCTACAGGTTCCGGACTGTCTTTGGTAAACCTTCCAGTTGGGACTTACACCTACATTGCAGTCGCTACGGCTTCAACGATGTACCTGTCCGTTGGTTCCGCCACTTCAGCCACCATCGACAACATCTCCGTCCGCGAACTCCCCGGCAATCACGCGTTTCAAACAACGGCAACCAGCAGGCCTGTGCTGAGTGCGCGGGTGAACCTGCTGACGAAGACTGAGCAGTTTGATGATGCGGCGTGGTCTACAACGTCCGGGGTTACATTTTCGTCTGGTGTGGCAGCGTTTGCGGATGGCGCATACAGATATCAGGCATACACGCACGGTACTTCTATTGCCGGGTTGGCGTTCACAGCGCGAGTGAAACTGCATTCACCAACTGGAAAAGCGACAATTGTTCTGCGTGTGTCGGGGGTGTCAACACCTTCTGACGAAGCTGCTTTGGTTGTCAATCTCACCAGCACTCCAACTGTATATACGCTAACAAGAACATTCACGTCGACAAACACAGGCATATTCGTCGGGCTTGACAACCGCCCGACAGAAGGTGGCGATGGCATTGCGGGTGACGTAGTTGCTACGGAATGGTCTATCGTCCCAGCCAACCAAGCTGACCTGCCATACCAGCGCGTCAACACCGCTACGGATTACGACAGCGACCCAGCGAAGTTTCCACGCTTCCTCCGCTGCGACGGTATCGACGACGGCATGGTCACCAGCACGATTACACCGGGTACGGATAAGGTGACGGTGTTTGCTGGTGTGAGGAAGCTGAGTGATGCGGCGCTTGGTGCCGTGGTGGAGTTGGGCGTTTTGGGCGCTGTCGGGACATTTGGCTTGGGTGCCCCAGGGGGAGCCTCTCCAACCTATCGCTTTGCATCTCATGGCACGGTGTTTTCGTCGGCGCTTAGCGCGTCTTCCTTCGCCTCCCCCAATACCGCCGTTCTCTCCGGACTTGGGGACATCTCCGGCGACCGAGCAACCCTGCGCGTCAACGGCACTCAAGTCGCGCAAAGCACCGAAGACCAAGGCACCGGCAACTACCTAGCCTACCCACTCTACCTCTTCCGACGCGGTGGCACTACGTTCCCGTTCAACGGAAACTTTTACGGCGGCATTATCCGCTTCGGTGACAACCTGCCGATCGAAACGATTGAGCAGACTGAGGCTTGGATGGCTGCAAAGACTGGAGTGACACTCGCATGACCTACCGCTGCATCATCGTTCCCGACGCCCAGGTGCAATACGCACGTGACCTCTCGGCTGCCGCTGCTGGCCCTGCTGGGGCTGGCATGTACACCACGCCGCTGTCACCAACAGGAGAGCTTCCGGCAACGCACTGGATCAGCGCTGGGTTGATCAGCCAGTCCTTTGCCGACATGCTGCCGCTGACGATCTTCCCGGAAGACTCCGACCCGATCACGACGCCGGGCACGCCCCTGCTGGTGGCTGACCTGGCAACGGCCAACGACTACCCCACGACCCGCGATGATGTGCAGGCTCTGTTCGACGTTTCTGACGTGACCGAGCAGGATGCCTTCACCGCTATGGGCCGCATGGGCCTCACCCTTGTTCAGGAGCCCTCCGATGGCGAGTAAACCCGCCCCCAAAACCCCTGCTTGGACCCGGGCCGAAGGACAGTCAAAATCGGGCGGCCTGAACGCCAAGGGCCGGGCCAGTTACAACGCGGCCAACCCGGGCAAGCCGGGGCTCAAGCCGCCGGCGCCAAACCCCAAGACCCCCAAGGACGCTGCGCGGCGCAAGTCGTTCTGTGCCCGCATGAGCGGGATGCCGGGCCCCATGAAAGACGAGAAGGGTAAGCCCACGCGCAAAGCCTTGTCCCTGAAAGCGTGGAACTGCTGAAATGGAACTCACACTCTGGAACACCCTACTGTCGTTGCTCGTTGGTATCCTTGGTTGGGTACTGCGTGAGAAGTCCACGGAGCTGCAGCGTGTCACGATCTTGCTTAACCGCACGCGCGAGGAGATCGCCAAGGAATACGTGACGAAAGCGGAAGTGCACGCTGACATGAACCGTGTTATTGTTCGACTAGAGGCGCTAGACGCCAAGCTCGATCGTCTGATGGAGTCCAAGTTTGGACACCGCACCTGAAGGAAACCCCATGAAACCCCAGTTCTCGCCTGACCAAGACATGTCGAACGTCTCCCCTGCCGACGTCGCTGAAGCCAAGAAGCGCGCCAAGGCCACCAAGGCCTACGACAAGGCAATGCCGGCCAAGAAGTACGCCAAGGGCGGGTCGATCGACGGCTGCGCCACCAAAGGCAAAACCAAAGGTCGGATGGTCTAAATGCCTGCCAAAAGTTCCAAACAAGCGTCGTTTATGAAAGCGGTCGCTAACAACCCCAAGTTCGCCAAGAAGGTCGGTGTGCCGACCAAGGTGGGCAAGGAGTTCGTGCCGGGTAAGAAGGGTGTGAACCCGTTCGCCAAGAAGAAAAAGTAATGCCCGACGTAGCCGCCAAAACGGACCCTGCCAAGTGGGGGCGCGCCAAGGCCGATGCAAAGGCCAAGATGGGCGGCAAGCACAGTGCACGGGCCATGCAGGAAGCCACCCGGCTCTACAAGGAGCGCGGCGGCGGTTACTCGGGTGCGAAGTCCAGCGACAACAAGCTGGCCAAATGGACAGACGAGTCTTGGTCCACGCGTTCGGGTAAACCCTCAGGTGAAACGGGTGAGCGCTACCTGCCCAAGAAGGCCATCAAGGCCCTGACCCCTGCAGAGTACGCCGCCACCACCAGGGCCAAGCGCAAAGGCACCGCCGAGGGCAAACAGTTCGTGCCGCAACCGGCCAAGATCGCCAAGAAAACCGCAGGGTATCGCAAATGAGCACGTCTGGAACCACCGACTTCAACCTTGACTTGGTCGAGCTTCTGGAAGAAGCTTCTGAACAATGTGGCGTAGAGCTCAGAGCGGGGTATCAACTAAAGACTGCACGCCGGTCCCTCGCGCTAACACTTTTGTCGTGGGCGAACAAAGGTATTAATCTTTGGACTGTCCAGGAGGGCACGATCCCTCTGGTGGCAGGCACTGCCACGTACGCGCTGCCAACGGACACTGTGGACCTCATCGAGCATGTTGTGCGCACCGGTACAGGCACCAGCCAGTCTGATCTGAGCATCTCCCGCATCAGCGTGTCGACATACGCCACGATCCCCGCCAAGACAGCCTCCGGCCGCCCGATCCAGTGCTACATCAACAGGCTGGCTGCGCCCACCATCACAGTCTGGCCAGTGCCCGACGACTCCCAGACGTACACCTT